AAGCATAGAACACCCAACCGATTTTACAGATTTTGTAGTTCTAATTCCGGTGTCGGTTACTTTTCCAAAGCCGTTAGAAATTCTCTTTCCTTCACGGCCATTATTCTCTGTGTATAACATATTTTCATAACCAAAATCCATGACAAGAGTGTCAGATACCTGAGCGCCAATGTCATTAATCTCAGTAAGACATAGAGCACCGTTATATGCGGTTCCAACTCTATATATGACGGCAGCAAAGTCAACCGGAGAGACATAGTTGTCTCTAAAGGTGCACACCTGTTTATAAGGCATGGATGTTACGTCTATCACGTTAAACGTTGAGTAGTCAAGACCCTTACCACGCGATACGTCGACCGTCATTATGTATATGTGATTTCCAATCGGTTTTTCGTATTGATAAAGACCTTCGTTTGCATATAGTGGTATTGAGTATGCAAGATCCTTTAGTTTTGCACCAGATATAAGAGTACCCGAAGAACCGAGGAACTGACAGCAATATTCTTGATTGAACTTCTCTTCGTCGTGATCCAACGACTCGATAGTTTCTTGTCTCCACTTTTCGTCTCTGCCAGGAACGTCATACCACATAACTTTAACATATTCGTAACCGTTAGTTCCTTCCTCGGCTCCCTTACAAGTTTTCCAGAAGTGGTTTAATCCATTTGGCGTAGACGTCATTAGAAGCTTTGTAGACTCGCCTGACGAGATAGTAGGATAGACCGACGCGAAGAACTCGTCGTATCCTTCAATGAACGCGACTTCGTCTAGATAGAGGAAGTTCACAGACTTACCACGAATAGCAGACGAAGATGTAGTGCCAGCAAGAACGTTACATCCGTTCTCTAGAGCGATGTTACCTTTGTTCCATTCTTCGATACCTTGTTGAAGCCACTTAGGTAGAGCTTCATATGCAAGTTTAATACGTGCAAGAACTTCTCTCGCGGCGTCACCTTTATTTGCGAGAATTGCAACAGTCTTAAACTCGTTAAAGAGAATATAGTGAAGGATCACAGCCACAGCAGTTGTCGTTTTACCAGACTGGCGAGCGGTTAGAACAGCGAGTCGACGGTTGTTCGTTATCTTCTCAACAATCTCTTTCTGATACTCGTACATCTCAAGAGGTATGAGACCTCTATCGACGTGAACGATCTTAATATACTTCTTTGCGAAATAAACTGGATCCTCTGCGCATTTCATATATTCCTTAATGAGATCTGCGGTCCACTCAATAGGTTCGCCAGTTTTCTTTAAGTGTATATTACCAAGATAGCCGTCACTCATTAGTCACCCTTTAACATTTTAAGAAGATCAGCAGTCGAGAGTATCAGATTATTGTTCGTGACGTTAGTCTGGGCGGCTTCTTTAGGACCCATCTTTTCTTCTTTAGCATACTTCTTTTTCGTAGACATTTCTACGAAGTCTTTGTTTGCATCGAGCAGAGTCTTCATAAGAGTGGATGCAACTTCAAATGCACGAGGAGACTCAGACTGTTTTGCAAGAGATATCATTTCCTTAAGAGCATCGTCTCCCTGCTCTATGATGTTCTTGATATTGCCTCTTGCTTGCTCTATGTCCTTTATAGTTTCGTCGTCTTCGATGTTATTATCATAGACGACTGGAATTATTTCTTTAGCTTCAATAACCGCAGGAAGTTCATCACGTTTTGCTTCTTCGATTGGTCTAAGGCCTAGAACTTCAGATATCTTATCATTACTCATTTTAATCTTCCGGGCTGCTCGTTATAATTCTAATGACGCCCCAGTCGTCATCATATTCAATTTCTTCGTATGAAATGGATAGATCTGGATCCGTAGTCGGAGCGCCGTTTGCAGTAAGGCCTGGATAAACATTTACGCCTTCTACTGGATCTTTTGACGAGTCTAATGTTGCCCATATGTCCGTATCAACAAACTTGATGATCTTCTTTTCTCTTTCTGGTCCAAAGTACCAACCTTTAAGAGTAAAGTTTAGAGTCCACAGAACAGATCTTCTTTCTTCAAAACTACCTTCGTATAAGTCTTCGTTAGTGATGCCATTTAATACGATAGGAATGTCAATTGGATCTAGGTTATCAATTAACTTCACGGTAGCAGTCCATTCTGGTTTAAAGAACGGAATGATCTGTTCGACGATCTTAGTCGCGTCTTCAGAATACTTAGTCATTATGTATAGAGAAAAATCTAAGTTGTATGGTGTGGCAGTCCACACATATGATTTTTGACTATCAGTCTCTCCAAGGTTCTTTTGGATCCTTTGCTTTGAAGGTATCTTTCTCTGCCCATCATACGTCATATTTGTAATCTCGAAAGACATACGAGGTAGAGAGATGGAAGTTTTACGATTTAGACTTGCATCCTGAGTAATTCTAGCAAGGAACTTTTGGAATGGTCCGTATGCAATAGGTACAATCATACGTTGCGCTTCTGCACCCTGTAGATCGTCTCTGGTGATAGAGATCTTATTGAATAGGGTACCAAATAGCGCAACGTATTTTCTTGTCGTTGCATTATAGAAGTGATTTACAAATGCCATCTACTTTCCTTTAGTTACCAAGTATCATTGCTCCAAGATACTCTCTTCCAGATGTCAGGCGATCCATTAGTATAATTGGCAGTGCAGTAATATATGTACGAAGAGTTAAACGCGAGAGTTCCTGCTTTATCACCCGCCACACCTTTACTCGTGCCAGGAACCTGCCCAACGCGAATATCACCCCCATCTGGGAAGGTTAAAACACCATCAGACCCAAACTCCCAAATAAAGCTATTCGCTGCCACAATAGTGCTCGGATTCAAACCGGAAACAACTCCAAAGTAGCTGTTCTCTCCGCCAAGAAATAGATCTGCTTGACTATTGTCTTGAGTGCCACCTGCTCGTATGTGAATATGGTTTGGAGAAGTTGGATCAATAATTATGTACTGATCCACAGAAGCAGACGAGTCCGGGCGTAGCTCGATTGTAGAATAACCAAGCCCATCACCTGAGCTGTTTGCAACAAATAGTATTGAAGAGTCCGTAACAGAATTTATTCCTGATCCTATGTACAAGTTATTCCACGCGTTTGTAGTAGATCCTAAGTTAAACTCAGAGTCTTCGGCTGGAATGAGATCTTCGAGATCTACCAAGTCTGCTGGGGTTATAGCATATACTCCAGTCCATGCTGTAGTCTGTATGGTATTGTCAGGGAATGTTAATGTTCCGTCAGCGCCAAAGCTCCACGTTTCGGCACTCGCATCAGAGTTTGTAACAACGTCAATAGAATCAGAAGCGCTTTTGTTCTTTATACTAAAAGTCCCATCGCCAGTAACATCAACAAATTTTGAGCTTATTCCTATATTCTCAGTCGTAGATATGTTAATATCCAGTTCAACCGCATTTAATCTAATTTCTCCTTGATCATAATCTATTGCTATGTTCGAAGAAAAGTACATGTCAAAATTAATTTCATTTACAACAACAGGGCTTTCCACTGGAACTCGCTGCAGTGTATTAAAAGTTATATTGTTACCGTTTATAGTATAGTTGCCTAGTACTATTGGATCACCACCATTAATACGAAAGCTAATATCAGTAGCGTAATCAAATTGCGCGCTATTAATAAAACTGATTATAGCAGGTGAATTTGTAACAACGAGATAGCCAAGTTCGCTTATTGTTACCCACTGAGCTGAAGCCCATTGGTTTGATAAAAACGGCTGATCTTGCATGTCACTCAAAGCAGTTGCAATAAATGCACCATCATTAGGTATTAAATTTACTGACACTCTTTCTTTATCGCCGTTGTCGTGAGTGTGAATAAGCAAGTCAACGCCATCTTGTGCTGAAATGGCGTTGTCTGTGAAAACAACGTCTCCGATATCTGCCAACAACGATGACGAATCCGCAAGATCAGCTATATCATCTGGTATGTTTGGTTTATTCGTAAGATCGTTATAGCTCCCAGAAAAACTTGAAGAACCTCTGTTATACAACTCAGTAAAGTTCGCGTTAACTTTAGTAAAAGCTGTTCTTAGGGGATCGCCGGATCTATCATTTGCGACGGTACCGATATTGATGGTTTGCTTTGCCATGTCTTCCTCTTATATGGTATCTGCTGTTACAACGGTAGAGTCAGCAGTGATTTCGTTACTATCGGCGGTTACAGCATAATTAGTTGGTCTTGTGATAATCTCACTAAACGGATCTATCTCAGTGAAGTCAATAATATCATCGCCTTCTTCTTCAAAGAATACGTTCTTTGCGATTGGATCTTTTTCTAGTAGTTTATTAAGATTGTTAACTTCAAGATCTTCAGTGTTTAAAACATCGAAGTGTGTATCTATATCTTCAATTCCGGTGTCGAATCTTTCGTTCGAGTATTCAAACAGTTCACACTTAAGATCAAATACTTGAAGAGCTCCGCTCTGATAGAAAACGCTTTCGTGCTCAACATGAGAGATCTCAAAGAATTTATTATTGAGAGGAAGATATATAAGGTCGCCTTCCTTCGGTCTTATGAGAGTAGTATTCAATCTAGTTGCGTATCTTTCAAAAGTTCTCACCGCAACAGTAAAAGTAACTTGGTCACGAATCTGAAGACCAAACTTACTAAGAAAGTCACCATCTCCCTGAAAACCGTCCACGCTCTTTACGTATACTTCCATTAAGTAAGCCGCATTAAAGATTGAAAGATCGTCTTCATTGAGTATCTGGTCGGTCGCTTCTAACTTTCGAGTAACATAGTAAGTATCAACACCGTAGATCTGTATTGCTTCAATGACTAAGTCGTCAATGAGTTGCTGCTCATTGAAGTATCCATAGTTTTGAAAAAAGACGTTAGTCGCCATTTATCATCCAACGAAATTGTAAACGAGTGGTTGAAGTGAAGTCTTCGCATTTTCTTCCATCTCTTTGCGGTCTGCTTTTGCTTCCGATAGGATCTGTTCGCCGTTGAACTGAACACCTCCGATAAGTTGCATGTTTGTAAACTTAGTTAGGTTTACACCCCACTGCTCGCGTATTAAGATAGACGCATAGTTCTGAAGAAAGCGATCGCTCCATACGTCGGAGTATGTGTTGCCATCAATAATGTCATATCCCTCTATAATGATAAACGACCCAGGATTCAATATGGCCTTATTTACATCTACATATAAACGGTTTACATGGCGATTGTATCTTATGAGAGGGCGGCCTACAAGTATTTCTTGCAGGAACTGTAGGTGAGATAGAGCCATGTAGTAATGCTGAATGTTGTACCCAGTAATGTCTTCTAGGTTGTTCAAAACGAATTGGTATTGAACGTTGAAGAAGCCGGTACCGGTCGAGATAGAAGAGCTAAGATCAAAGATACGAGTGATACCGAGAATGTTTTGTGGTACTTCGATATATCCCTGATCTATCTCTTGTTGTGTTAGAGCATGCTTAAGATATATCATCTGGCTACCATCATAGTGGTAGTCTCTCCAGAATGCTATTGCCTCGTCAATACGATCTTCTATCTGTTCATCAGAAACGTTGATCTGAATGACTGGCGCACCGATCTTTCTAAGAACATAATCTTTGAATTCGCTTCTTGTTGAAGGACGTGCCATGTTTGATCACCCTACTTTTTGATCTATTTATAAAAGAAGATGAACCACATTTTTTGGTTGACATATGTGAAATATCTGATATAATTAGATTTAACATCTATCAAGCCGGTAGTATATACTTACTCGATGCGCTCGATATCTTCTTCGTAGCAGTTCTGTCCATACTGGATCTCAACAATCTTTAGTTCTTCAGAAGAATCGTTAATGAGTTGGTGCCAGTCAGAAACATATATGTTTACAAAGTCGCCTTTCTTTAAAGGCGACAACACTCCGTTTAGTTTGATAGCACCGGTACCATTTGTAACGTACCATAGTTCGTTTCTAAAACTATGTCTCTGAAGACTGAGAGACTTTCCTGGCTCGACTATGAGTTCTTTTACTTTTGTAGAAGGACCGTCCGAGTGTAGGACTCGATAGTATCCCCACTTTCTTTCCGTCTTAGGTGTCTTCCACTCAGTAAGGATCTTACTGCTAGAATTCATCTTATGAGTTCCACCGACTCCAAACACAAACGATAGTCGGCTGTCTACGATACTCATTTCCGGAATATTGCTATCGGTTCTATCACCACCGTTCGCAAAAATGATTTCATCGTGTGGATACTTTCCTAGACACAGCTTAATCGCTTCGGACGCCCCGCCGTCACTATCGTCAAATATCATGACACTATCGACCATATGAAGGCTCTCAACGATCGCAACTCTTTCTGATAGACTCATGAATGGCTGACCCTTTTTACGAGTCAGCCATTCGTCACTATTTACTCCAACTATTAGAATATCTCCGAGTTCTTTTGCTTCATTAAAGTATGCAATATGACCGCTATGAAGGGGATCGAAACCACCAGTTACAAGTACTATCTTCATTCTACATTCCTTTCAAATTTGCATATACCATAAACTGACCCTTATATGGGTTATTAATTCTCCACCACTCTTCATAGGCACGCAAAAAGTTGTTATCGAAAATTTGTTCTGTTACGTCTTTTCCATCTCTTTCATATACACGCAGATGTTCTGTTCCTCTTAAATCTAACAGGTAGTTATCTCTAAATTCTATAAAGTTCTCTATAGAATTTGGAACTCCGACTATGTGATATTCACCAGCTATGTTCTTAACTATTTTTTTGATCATAGAAGAATTTTCTTTAGTGAAGATAAAAGCTTCCCCGCCTTCGCAATCAAATTTTAAGAAATCTATCGTCTCTATGTTATAATCTTTTATTAACGTATCGAACCGAATAGTTGAAAACATACTGCCGGCGTGATGATAGATATAATCTGACCCCGGTTTGATTATGTTGTAGTCGGTATCTACTCCAGATATACCTTTATTTATCAGTGTACACGAAAATATTTCTAGATTTTTTTCCAGCGTTTTGAATACAATGTTTGATGGTTCTAAACAAAATGCGTGTTTAGGTTTAATATCCTTTAGAGAATATATGAAAGAACCAACGTTTGCACCAATATCTACAACGACATCGATTTCTTTTATCTTATATAATAGTTCGTATGTTCTATCGATAAAATTTTCTTTAGTAAATAAGTTTGCATATTCTTTATCTGTTGGACCCCAATCAAAGTTTTCGTAATTCATCTTTACTCCGCGTCAAAAAAGAACATTTGCCACAAGCGAGAATTCTCGTTGTTATATCCGAAGTATCCGGATGCTGCGTGAATCATACCTGCGTCAAATATGACGAGTCTGTTATAGACATTTCCAACTACGTCGACCGGTTCATATGGAGTTTTATCGAGAGTAGTGTGCCCAGAGAAGGTGCTCATGATCTCTGGATGAGAATTGTGACGAATACGTGTTGCCTTATGCGCGTACATTGAAGTACCAGTCTCGAATGGCGCGTCGGGTGTTAGGAATAACATACCAGCATATTTCTGATCGTCGCAGTGATAAACAAGAGCATCTCCTGCATAACATGTCTGGAACCTGCCATTCATACCATGTTGTTCCCATTTTGTAATCTTCATTCCCATGATCTTTTCAAATTCTTCCTTCAGGCCTGGGAATAGAAACTGTTTAAAAGTTCTATTTCCCATATATCCTTTTCCGAAGCCACCCTTATCGAATTCACGAGTTAGAGCATACTGTCTTACTTCATCTGGGTTATGATAGAAATCGTCTACGATCCATACTCTCTTTTTATACGGGCTTATTAGAGAAGAAGGATTTATAACAGCCCTTTCAAATACATCTAAACTATCTTCTTTGACATCTGGCAGAAAGTAGTTCTTTAAGTACTCGCTCTCAAGAATTTCTTTTGGTAGCCCACTAATAGAGTACTTCTTTAAGACGTGATTTTTATTTCCAGAAGGCGGAGTAGATCCTTCTTTCATTTCGTTCTCTGTTAAGAATGTCACGTATGTCTCGTCACGGTATGACTTTATCTCTTTAATGCTGTCTGTTTCATTTCCTCCTAACCACTCGAATGAGTCGTTATAATGGGCCCATACTTGAGACTTCAGGGCTCGCTTTTCAGGCCCACCCATCCAAGAGAAGTGCCATCCAAGATCCTGAATAGCAGCACCGTTTTCCGTAATATAATGAATTGGAAACGGGTTATTTACATTTGAACGTATCTGCGCTGGTGTAGCCCTTTTAAGTTGAGCTTTCGTAGCAAGAAACATTGCGCCGGACCATTGAACCGGTGTGTTACTATCTCTGTGATAAAGACGAAGATCTGCTCTTCCTTCGAGATAAACGAGTGGAACCTTAATGATTATCTCTTGGTTTTCTCGGCAGACACGTGATAGATACGGAATTCCATCCGGCCGAATGATTTCATCAGCATCGCCGTGAATAAAGACAGTATCATCATCAAACGTGTCGAGGACTTTTAGGAGCGCGTCTTTCTGAAGGCGCTCACGAGCTCTTGCTCTTTGCGATTCAATCTTATCACGATTTCCATACGTGTTTTGAATATCAATAGGAAGGATCTCCAACTTGTCGTCGTCCGGTATATCGTGTGCTATATAGATGATCTTATTTGGATCCATCTCAAGTCTGCCTGCGATCTCAGGAAACTGTCTTTCAACTTTATGACCAGCGTGAGTTTTATTTGACTCTGATATAACAAAATAATCTACATGATCCTTAAGTACTTCATATCTCAGCTTAAGTGTTTCTTCTCCGTATGGAGCAAAGAAAGGAAAGAAATCGACTATCATATTATTTGTACCTCTCAAATTATTATAATGACTTGTTGCAGATGTAGATCATCCAACAGCTTCCCCAACCGAGAGGCCACTTTGAATTCAAATATGCATCGTCATACATTTTCTGTTGTGAATCTTCCTGAAGATATTTTATCTTACTTGCATCAAATTTTGATAAGAAGTTGTCTCTAAATTTTTTGAATAAAACTGGCGCATCTTCAAAGCAATCAAGATGCACTTCGACCGCAATGTGTTTAACATTATTTTTTATGAATTCAAGATTTTCTTCTGACAAGATATCATATTCGGCTCCTTCGGCATCTATCTTAAGATAGTCTATATGCGTGATATCATATTCCTTTATGATATCTTTAAACGAACGAATAGGAACGGCCTTATCATATCCTTCGCCAAAAACATTTCTAGTATACATTGGGTCATTCCCTATAACGCAGTTAATAGGAACCAATGGAGATTCTTTTTTATTTATGATATGTGGTGACGCATTGTGTATTACTGTTTTTATGAGTTTAGAATTTCCCTCGATAGAATACACCTTTTTGGCGCCGTTGTCCAGAGCATGACATGTGAACATTCCGTTACATGCACCTATGTCCACTACGATGTCGTTTGGTTGAACTTTATACCACCAATCGTAATCATTTCTTATAAAGAATTCGTGATATAGCGTTGCTACAGTTTCTATAGAATCTATACCATCAAATGATATGTTGTCATTTAGACTATTCATTACGAAATTCTTTCTAGCACTGTGAGACCATTGTTGTTTGTAAGAAACATCTTAAATCTCCAATTTTGATTTTCAATAAGAAACTCTATAATCGCAGGAAGGAGCCCTTGTGTAAGTTGTTTGTTGTCTCCACCTTCATTTTTTAGACCATATGTGTTCGTATCATGAAATGCGATGTACTTTCTTACTTTGTTAGCATGAAGAGATAGTTCTTTCTTTAGTTGTTCATATTCGTGCCATGTGTCTATAAACAAAAGATCTGTCTCCTCAATCTCGACATTAAGAACATCCGCTTCAATGAACTTTGTGTCTTTTCCAGCGGAACTAGCATTATTCATGAGTTCAACTACTTTTTGATCTGTAACGATGTCATAAGAAATTAGTTTTGCGTTAGCTCTCAAGAATGCCCTAGTACTAACTCCAAACCTTACACCCATCTCTGTTATATGATTGCATTCTTTGGCGAGTTCGTATAGAACCGGCAAGTGTTCATGAATGTCACTAGGAGTCGTAGCAGCCGCTGCAAACTCTTTCTCTATCATGTGTTTGAAATCTTTTTGTGGTTGGTCTTCGGAGTATCTAATAGTACCAATCGAAGGAATGTACTTCTTCATTATATCGTTCAAATTTATCATATCATATATCTCGCTCTTAGTGGTTTCTTCTTTTAGTCGAAGAAAGACTGGGTGCATTTCCTCAAATGCTTGATCTTCTCCAATATATTTATAAGTTAGCAGCATAAGATAAAACGCGTCTATTCTTGACGTATCTATTGACATAGCATGCTTTAAAATCTTATCTACGATTGCGAAGCTGTCACCGTGCTCTATTAGAGACTTTGCGGCTGACACTAAAGAATTATAGACCAACTCGTTGTCGTCAGTTCTATCCGCAGCTCTTAAAAAGTATCCGCAGGCGGCAGAGTACTGTTTAAGTACTTCATACTCCTTTCCAAGATCGTAGTTGAACTGCGCGTTTTCTGGATCACTTACATAAGATTTAATCTTTTCTACAAGCATATCAACCTCTCAAAACAAAATCGTCAAATACATTTTTTGGTATTCTTAGTATATATGATGTGTTATCCTCGTACCCATACGATATAAGCACATCGTTCTTATGATAAGCAATACCTGAAACAAACTCAATAGATCCACTCATCATTGTAAAGTCACGAGTGGAACATACTATATTCCAGTCTCTGTCCCAAACTATAATTCTCTGAAAGTATCTTCTTCCGCTATCGTTGTTATTATACATGCATTCGTGAGTAATGCCAATGTAGTAGTCTTCGTTCCAAGGTATGATATGCGAACCACCTCTTAGATCACGAGGGAACCGATACTTTTTAGACTCCTCAAGATGTACGGTGTTAGTCTTTAGAGTTTTAGTATCGAATGAAACTATCTGAGTTGGGTTGGTCCACTTCACCCATTGGAACGGCTTGTCTAGAATAGGCATCCAGTTCTTTTCACAGTAGGTGTCGTCGTTTCCCGGCGCTGGAATTGAAAACCGTTCTACCTCAACCACGCCGTTCTTGGTTATCTCAATCTGTGAAAGATCCATCCTACCCTTACCTTCGAGTATATGATCCCTTCTTACTCCGCAGAGATACTTTTTACCTTCCCATTCTATGAGTCTTCCATCTTCCAACCCAATGTAGAACCAGTTAGGATCCTCATTAAGTTTCATATCAATTCTGTCCGCAGATATAACATTAAGACGATCGTCAAGTCTACATACAACGTTTTCGGACCTGATGTTAATATCACTATCAGGATAAAGATATTTTAAAGGCCCATCTTTATCTGGAAACTTATTACTATAATAAAGAGTATAGTTAGTTTCTCTGAGATTTACAAAGACTCTTTCTTGACTGTCAACAAATACAGACGCGTTTGTTGTCGCCATTCCTTTTGATACAGAGTGAGGTACAACAATAGGATGGATCGATCCGCCATTTGCTAATGCGTACTTTGCTAGACTAGATTGGTAAACATCTTTTAACGGAGTTTCGTTATGATAGTATTGAGACCTATGATTTTCTTTTTTGATCATCATTAGATTTTTCATAGCAGCTTTCTGATGATGTCTAGGGGCATCACTGCTGTTTATAATAGAAAGAAGTATCTCTCTAGATTCCTCTATGAACCCGCTATGAAAACCAGCATGAGCTTTCTGAAGTAAGAGAGAATACTTTCCATCATATGTGGTTTTTCTTCTCAACGATTTTAAACTATCTAAGTCTGGAATGCTTAGCGCGGTAGACACGAGTGAATAGGCAGTAAACCACCTCTCGTCATTCGTTTCGCTGCTCTCAATGAACTTGCTTAGAATTAAATATGCTTCTGGACGCGTTGGCATATGAGATATCGCAAAGTTTAGAAGGCCCTTTGTTGAATATTTCCGTCTTCCCAAAGATTGCATGCATGTTGCTAATCTTATTAGACTCTCATAAGATTTATTTCTATCATCGAATCTTTCTGCCGAGCGTAAGTAATAAGACCCTGCCGATGAGTACTGACCTAAATCCTCATAGTACGAACCGATCATAAAACTAACTTCTGGGTCACTAGGATTAAGAGCGAACATCGTGATCAACTGTTTTATTTCTTCCGTCATATCAAACCTTCGCATTATTTACAAATTTTTCAATAGTCGCATACGGCACTTCGAGTAGATAAGCGGCGTTATCTTGAAACCCAAACGTAATAAGTATTCGTCCTTTATAATGGCACATTCCGCATGTAAATTCGGTATGACCACCCATGATAGTAAAGTCGTCAGAGAACTTCACAATGTTCCAATTCTTATCCCATACGATAAAGCGATGGCGATACACTCCGTCCTTTACCTTCTTTTCTCCCTTAAAAAGATCAACCTCGTGAGTTAACGCAATATAGTAATCACCAAAAGAAATGACTTGTGAACCGCCTCTAGGTTCAGTCAATCCCTTTGGATTTCTATTAAACATTCGAGTGTCGCCTAAAAACACGGTTTCTGCCTTGGCTTTTTCTATATCAGCAAGAACTACTTCTGTCGGGTTACACCACTTAATGTACGTATAATCTTGATCTAGAACCGGCATCCAGTTCTTTTCACAATAAGATGTATCTTCGCCAGGAGCACCGATACGCGTGCGAGATACTTCTATTACTTCATTATCGAGAACCTCTATCTCTGATAATTCCATTCTTCCTTGGCCTGTCGTATTCGTATCCCTACGAACTCCAGTCATGTAGAGTTTTTCGTTCCATTCAACAAGTCTTGCATCCTCAAGACCAACGAATTCCCATATCGGTTCTTTATCAAGTTTTGAAGTGTCTACGTGGTTTACTCGAGTGATGTTATAATTTCCATCCAACTCACAATAAAAATTCTCTGTGCGCAACTTCATATCATCTTCTGGGTGAAGATATGTAAGAGGTCCCCATGGATGGATAAACTTCTTTTTCTCAGAATGATAAAAGAAATAGTTAGTGCATCTTACATTAACTATTAGTTTTCCTTTATGAACAAGAATTGACGGGTTCATAAGCCCGGTGCCGCCGGTGAGCTTTGATGGAACGATCAGTGGATGAATACTTCCACCATCTGTTAACGCTTGTTGTGCTAGAGTTGTAGAAGTTTCGTATCTATACGTTTGTTCTACTTGATGCGCGTCTTTGACGTGTTCAAAAAATGACATGATGTAATCAAATTCCTCATAATATGAATGTAAGTTCTGTCAACTACATTTATTTATCAATGAAATCGGTACTATTAAATCCAACTACCGATAGCAAATACAATCACGCTCGTAGCAGTAGTGTTCGCGCGAGAAATATACACGTTTACGGCCGTTGTAGTAGCACCAGATGAAGACCAACCAGTAACTGTGGTTCCTGGAACAGTAGAGTTAACAGAAACATGAACATATGGTGCTGCAGCAAATGCTATCGGAAAAGTCCATGCCCCTAGTGTCGGTGTGTTTGACGCGGACGGAGTTATTGAAAAGGTATGCCAGCACATCTGAGTTCCGCCAGCAAGACGCACGTAAAAACCATTAGCGTTGTTTCCAGTCTCTACTTCTACCGCCGGACCCGGCGGCAAATAAGCTGAAATCAAATCTGTTGCTAAGACTACCATATTTTAATCCCTTATGCTTGAGCTTCTGACCAACGAAGAAGAACGTGACCCGTGCCAGTACCAGCGGTTAAACGAATATTAATCGCAAGAATGTCAGAGCCGTCTGGATATTGGAAATCTCCTCCTAGTGGAGCACCAGTCAATTCCTTCAGTTCCGTAAGTTCTAGTCTATCGTTCACTGCGCCAGATGCGGTAGAAGGAGCAGCAAACGCAAACACCTGTTCACCTGGTACCGCAACGGTGCCCGCACTATAAGTCACAGAAGTCGCAACCTGCGCGAGACTTGGCTGGCCACCCGCAGATTCTACGTTTAATGGAAGCCACGTCGCTGAAGAGAAATTCTTAGGATTCAACACGCCTTCAACAATACAAGCACCAGGGTTTGTACCACCTGAAACAGATACACCGACTGCTTGTAGAAGAAGCTGAGAACGATTCAATAGATCTCTTACTCCAAGACCACCAACCTGACTGTTTGAAACGGATGGAGCAAGACGAATGAGGAACGCTGTTTGGTTCGCGGTTGTAAGACTCAAACCGACTCTCTGATAGTTAAAGATGTATCCACGGTCCTTAGTAAATCCACCGTCCATGATTAACGCAGAACCCCAGTGACTTAGAGTTGGAGAACACGTATTACTTATTAGAATTACACCAGTGCCGGCCGTATGGCTTGCAGCAGCCGCAGCAGTAAATCCAGTCGAAGTACCTGCTTGCCACTGAGTGAGTGTTGCTGCACGAGTCGCACCGGTAAAGTTACCAGCTCCACTTGCCGCTGACTTACCTGTGTAACTGATAATTTCGTTATCTATGTACAATGTTCCTGCTGTTGGAAAGTGTTCCAGTGCTGCAACTGGAATTGTTGTAACTGAGCTGTCGATCGTAGAAGTTAGAGATGTTACTGGAGTATCGTTTTCGATAGAATAGCGAACCGGGAGGTTACCAGATCTCATATAAGCTTCATCATTCACGTTGTTATTTTTGATACGATGCACGAAAACCCAGTTACCATCACTACCACGAACCATAAAATCAACAAAGCCAGCGCCGTACCACGAATACTGTAGACCGACCATGTGCATCTTACTTAGGTTAATATTAAACCCGCTTGGCCCGGTTCCGTCAATTGTATCAATGTTGAACTGCGACTGCCTAATTCTTGTTTCTTGAATTAAGTTACCCTTTACACCAGAAGCATTGATACCTCTATAATCAGGAGACACAAATATAGAAGTATCACTCACTACTTGTATAACATGGTGAGTCATACCGCGGATAACGATTCTATCGCCTGCTTTTAATTGCTGAGTAAATCTTGTATTTACGCCAGTCACCGCATTTGAGTTTTGCGTAACAGATAGAGTTCCACTTAATTGTGCAGTAGAATTTCTTTTTACTACAGATAAAATACTACCATCATATTCCCAGAATAATCCATTTTGTTCGTCAAACAACCCAGCTCTTACAGCTGCGCCATCCCATGTTATTACATACACCTTTGGCGTGATATTTAACACTGCAGTAGTTGCACCGAGTACACTGGTCGCTAATACTGTAAACTGATAGTCGCTTACGATAGATGCTACTGTATATGTGCCATTATACCCAGAAGTTGTCGATCCTGCTATTTCTATAACTGCGCCGATCTGTAAACCATGATCAATGTCATCAGTTGTAACAGTAATCGTAGAACCGACGGTGGTTCCGGAAGCAGTTATACTCCGAATATCATAGTTTGGTCTAAATAACGTTCCAGTCGACCAAAGAAAACCTTTACCTGATTGATAACGAAAATATCTTTTACTCTGACGAGCAACTGTTGCGCCATATGTTGGAGTTTTAGTTGAAAGAATAACTCCGCCGTCCTGTGGTCTGTGAACAATCGTAGAATTTGTAAACGCATATAAAGTAACGGTCGCTGGAGACACAACAACAGCGCCACCTCGTGCAGTATATGTTAATGATGTTAAACTAGGAACACTCGTAACAACAAACGGCCCAGAAGCAAGCGCAGCCTGAGTACCAGATGCAACGATAGAGTGGATAGCAGTACCAGGAATTAATCCGTGTGGGTTGGTAAAGTTTAAAGTAATTACTGACGGGTTAGCACCATTGCTCGTTGCTGATGCTACTGGTATCGAAGCGCCTGAATAGATTGCTCCACGCTTTAGTGTGGTAGCATCTGTTAGTAATGATTGTCCATTGGTTCCAACTACACCCCTTGCAAAATATGTTAGCGTGCTAGTGTTAGGTACACCCACTGTGTTAACAATAAATGTTCCGTCAGCTCTACTAAATCCTGCAATTCCAGAGTTTAGAGCTGAAATATTAATCGCTTGTCCCGCAGCGATACCGTGCGCGACAGACGTAGTGACTGTAATTAAACTATTTGTTGAAGCACCATCTGTAGTAATAGCAGTTACAACTAAGTCAACACCCGGTAATTCATAAGCGGATGGATAGCCGCGAACAGTTCCATAACCTGCCCATTTTGTCGGCTGTAGACCATATTCAAAGTCAGCATCGATGAGTGATTCGGGATTTGATACGCGCATTCTTTCGATAGCATCAGTACCAAAACTCCAAGGTCTTATAGTAGAGGCAGCGTTTTCGTTACCGTAAACAAAAATTTGAAGAGAATCACTAGCACTCTGACCAGTAGTGCTTACTCCCAATGTTATCGTTGTGAACCCATCTTCTCGCTGTGTGATAGTAGGAAAGTTAGTTGCGTCGTTTGCGGCAGTAAACGTTGCTGTAGTACCACCGTATGTAGAGTTACCAAATGTGTACAGGATAATATTATCTGTAACGTTAGTAATTAGCAGAAGCTGATCTAAAGTATATCTTCCAGGTATTTTTATTGTGCCAACGTTAGCACCGCCAGGAGAAAAAACGTAATCTCTTATAATCTTCTTACCCATAATTTTTCCTTTAGAATCCTAATGCTATAGCGAAAGCTGCAGCTTCATCGCTAGAGCCTCTCGCACCAATATTTGAAATAAATTGCCATGTAGTGCCGTCATAAACAAACTCTACGGTTGTTTGTGGTATGTTAACAGACAGTGTATCATTTATGCCTTCGATAGTCGCGCCGTTAAAGTTAACTAGCAAGTTATTTATTAGCCAACTTCCACCGTCGGTAATCTGCACGGCATGCCCAGGAGAAGGTGAAAATGGCATAGTCACCGTAAAGGACCCGGCCGACGTATCAGCAATGAGTTTATCACCATTCAGCGCCGTGTAGTTACTTGTTATTTTTACCCAGGATTTAACAACACCAACGTTAGGAGAAATAGCATTTTTTAGTGATATTGGCATTAGTTATCTCTCTTTATGTTTTCTACGTCAGCTTTTAGTTTCTTAACTGCTTCAATCAAGATTGCAATAAGTGGAGTATATGTAACTGTCTTTAAACCACTTCCGTTTGTTTTTACAAGCTCTGGCATGATCTTTTCTAGTTCTTGCGCAATCACACCGTAGCTCTTTGTCTTGTTATCTTTCCAATCGAAACTATACGTATTTATTTGTTCTAGAATATCAAAGCTGTTATCGATAGACTTAAAGTTTTCTTTAAATGTTACGTCTGAAAGTGAGTTAAAGTTAGTTGCCGACAGATCTCCGGTCGAAGGATTGAAATATAGTCTAGTCGTAGAAACTTCTGCGAGTTGATTTGAACCAGCGGCTGTTACAAACACCGGGAAAACTGTATCGTCATCTGATACGTCAACCGCGTTGATCGTAGTAGATGGGCCGGTAGGACCTTGTATACCCTGTGAGCCGGTTGTACCTTGCGCTCCTTGAAGACCAATCGCAGTAAATATTTCCCAAGTTGTACCGTCATAAGCAAACTCTACAGAAAAGCCTTTAACGTCCATTGTAATATCATCAGCTATGCCTTCGATAGTGCTTCCGTTTCTTGCGACCGTTAGATTTATAGCTGACCAATCGTTAGCGTCAGCGATTACAACGAACGCTCCTGTGGCGGGTGTAGCTGGGAGTGTAATTGTAAATGTTCCGCCGGCCGTGTTCGTGAGTATTCTATCACCAGAAACCGCAGTGTAATTGGTAGTTCTTAAGATCCAACTAGTAGATCCACCTGAAATACCTTGTGCACCAGTCCCAGACGTTCCTTGAGTTCCGGTAGTTCCTTGAATACCTTGCGATCCAGTCGTACCTTGAAGACCTTGCGATCCAGTAGCACCTTGCGTTCCTGTTGTTCCTTGGGTACCGGTTGTTCCTTGCGTTCCTGTAGTTCCCTGAGTTCCAGTCGTGCCTTGTGTACCGGTAGTACCCTGAGTTCCAGTAATTCCTTGAATACCTTGCGATCCAGTAGTTCCTTGGGTACCGGTTGTTCCTTGTGTACCGATTGTTCCTTGAGTTCCGGTAGTTCCTTGAATACCTTGCGATCCAGTAGTTCCTTGGGTACCGGTTGTTCCTTGTGTACCAGTTGTACCTTGTGTACCAGTTGTACCTTGTGTACCAGTTGCCCCCTGAGTTCCCTGCTCACCTTGAAGACCCTGAGTTCCCTGCTCACCCTGAAGACCCTGAGTTCCCTGCTCACCCTGAAGACCCTGAGTTCCTTGTGTACCTTGAAGACCCTGAGTTCCTTGTGTACCTTGAAGACCCTGAGTTCCCTGTGTTCCCTGAAGACCCTGAGTTCCCTGCTCACCCTGAAGACCCTGAGTTCCCTGCTCACCTTGAAGACCCTGAGTTCCCTGTGTTCCCTGAAGACCTTGAGATCCTGTAGTTCCCTGAGTTCCTGTAGTTCCCTGAGTTCCAGTCGTACCTTGTGTTCCTGTAGTTCCCTGTGTTCCCTGAAGACCTTGAGATCCTGTAGTTCCCTGTGTTCCCTGAAGACCTTGAGATCCAGTTGTACCTTGCGCACCGGTAGTACCTTGAATACCAGTTGTACCTTGTGTTCCCTGCTCACCCTGAAGTCCTTGAGTTCCTTGAGATCCAGTCGTACCTTGAGATCCAGTTGTACCTTGCGTTCCCTGAATACCTTGAGATCCTGTAGTTCCCTGAGTTCCAGTAGTACCTTGAGATCCAGTAGTACCTTGAGTTCCTTGAATACCTTGTTCACCCTGAGTTCCTTGTGATCCCTGAAGACCTTGAGATCCAGTAGTTCCTTGAACTCCGGTAGTACCTTGAATACCTTGTGTTCCAGTAGTACCTTGGGTACCAATCGTTCCCTGAATACCTTGAGTTCCGGTAGTACCCTGAGTTCCAGTTGTACCTTGAGTTCCCTGAAGACCTTGAGTTCCGGTAGTACCCTGAGTTCCTTGGAGGCCTTGAGATCCAGTAGTACCTTGAGATCCAGTAGTACCTTGAGTTCCTTGAATACCTTGTTCACCCTGAGTTCCTTGTGATCCCTGAAGACCTTGAGATCCAGTAGTTCCTTGAACTCCCTGAGTTCCTGTTGTTCCTTGTGATCCAGTCGTGCCTTGAGTTCCCTGAAGACCTTGAGCACCGTCTAATCCGTCTACAGCAGCCGTACCTTGAGATCCTTGAAGACCTTGCGATCCGGTTGTACCCTGAGCTCCCTGTAAATTAGTTGGATCTCCAACCCACGTACCGCTTGAGTTTATTACAGGTCCTATACTTTGTATTGTAACTCCACTTACTATAATATTCGCATCTGGATTAATAGAAAACTCAACACCATTGAGTTCTAATCCAGCGCCTGCTTTGTAAATCTGTGAAGAGCTTATCTGTGAGAAGTTTATGCCAGTGCTTCCAAATGTAATGACTCCTTCTGTGGTCAGTACATAGAGTTCGCCGGCTCCGGTGTTACCTTCTAGGACGTAAAACGCGTCGCCTCTACCTATACTTCCAGAATCGCTTGGGCTGTAAGAATCTGTATCGGTTGAACGAGTAAGAACCCAATCAGTATTTGCAGAACCAGTATCTGTGACTGTATACACGCCGTTATGAGCCGTGTTAGCTTGTTGATATAAAAGAACACGGTTGTCAGTACTTAGCGTAATTCCATCTATAATAAGACCTAGCTGAGTTCCGCCATTCGTTAATGTAGCGCCAACTCCTGATATTCCGTTATCATAAATAGCATTAAGAGAGATTGGTGACTCTACTCTAACTGGGTCGTGATAATGTATAGCCGCAGATACTAGTGTATCTACATACTGTTTTGTGACGGCTTGTAGATTACCAGATGGATCTTGTGCAAGAGTTAAGAAACCACCGGTCATCGTGGTGCTAACATCGGATCTTACGAATTGAAGACTATCCAATCCGTCTAGAGTTGCAGCATCTCCTGCGGTAGATCCTTGTATACCTTGTATACCAAAATTACCTTGAAGACCTTGATCTCCCTGCAGACCCTGAGTTCCCTGCTCACCCTGAAGTCCTTGTGTACCTTGCTCACCCTGAAGTCCTTGTGTACCTTGCTCACCCTGAAGTCCTTGTGTACCTTGCTCACCCTGAAGTCCTTGTGTACCTTGCTCACCCTGAAGACCCTGAGTTCCCTGCTCACCCTGAAGACCCTGAGTTCCCTGCTCACCTTGAAGACCCTGAGTTCCCTGCTCACCTTGAAGACCCTGAGTTCCCTGCTCACCTTGAAGACCCTGAGTTCCTTGTAGAACAAATAGTTCCCATTCAGTAGTATTAACCGCAGGGTCCTGATAAACAGACGTGATGACTTGCTTTGATACATAAGTGTTACCATCAACCGTGCTTACAGCAACAGTATCTTTTACATAGCTAGCCTGCACCCATGATCCAATATAATTTAATACGAGCTCGATGCCTTGGAGACCTTGAATACCTTGTTCGCCTTGAAGACCTTGAGTACCTTGCGTGCCTTGAGTTCCCTGCGTTCCCTGAAGACCTTGTGTTCCTTGAGTGCCCTGCTCACCTTGAGTACCTTGAAGACCTTGTGTTCCCTGAGTTCCCTGCTCGCCTTGAAGACCTTGAGTACCTTGTTCGCCTTGAAGACCTTGAGTACCCTGCTCGCCTTGAAGACCTTGAGTACCTTGAGTACCTTGTTCGCCTTGGATACCTTGGGTACCTTGAGTTCCCTGAAGTCCTTGTTCACCTTGATTGCCTTGGAGTCCTTGTTCACCCTGAGTTCCCTGAAGTCCTTGTTCACCTTGATTGCCTTGGAGTCCTTGTGTTCCCTGTTCTCCTTGAAGACCTTGCGTGCCTTGAAAACCCTGTGTTCCAGTAGTGCCCTGTTCGCCTTGGAGACCCTGAGATCCGACAGTTCCTTGTGTACCCTGGAGACCTTGCGTACCCTGAGAACCTTCTGCTCCGTCTATGGCCGCGGTTCCCTGAATTCCCTGAAATCCAGATGTTCCTTGAAAACCCTGCGTCCCGGTAATACCTTGAATACCTTGTTCGCCTTGGGTTCCCTGAGTACCTTGAATACCTTGTTCGCCTTGGGTTCCCTGTTCACCCTGTGTTCCTTGTAGACCTTGCGATCCATTATTTCCCTGCGTCCCAGTTGTACCTTGTGTACCAGTAGTACCCTGGGTACCTTGTGTTCCCTGAAGACCTTGTGTTCCAATAGTACCTTGGGTTCCAGTCGTTCCTTGAGTTCCGGTTGTGCCTTGAACGCCTTGTGGCCCAGTAGTACCTTGGAAACCTTGAGTGCCCTGCGTTCCTTGAAGACCTTGTTCGCCTTGAAGACCCCGAGTTCCCTGAACACCTTGCGCACCTTGCACGCCCTGTGGTCCAATATCTCCAATATCTCCAGTTCTAGCAAATGTAATGATAATATCTTCGTTATCATTAAAGTTATTAACTGACCCAGATACATACCCACAGTTAACTAAGAAAAACCCTGCTTCTTCTGATATAGATGAAATTGTATAGAGAGCGAATCGTTGAGACGCAGTTCTGTTAGATACTCTAAAGTGTCCTTTAATCGTTGAAGTAGAATCATCGATTGTTCTTAAAAATGATTGAATATCAATACCGTTGTCATCTGTGTCATCGATGAACATTCTAATTGCAGTCGTTATGTCTGCATCATTGAACTTTAATCTTCCGGTGCCTGGGTCAGATTGAATAATGGAAGTGCTATAGGTGTAATCAAACGATGCCCCGCCAAAGTTGCCATCCGTACCTTGTATACCAAAAGTACCCTGTGCACCCTGAGATCCTTGTGTACCTTGCTCACCTTGTATACCAAGAGTACCCTGAAGACCTTGGTCTCCCCGTAGACCTTGCGTGCCTTGAGATCCCTGTGTACCTTGTTCGCCTTGTATACCAAGAGTACCCTGTGTACCCTGAGATCCTTCAACTCCTTGCGTACCTTGCTCACCTTGAAGGCCAGTTGTTCCTTGAACTCCACTCGTCTCTAACCAAAAGCGATTTCCTTCTGTATCAGACGCAAGAACATAGTTATTTGCTTCTGGAACACCGAGATCTGGTTCTGTTTCAGAAAGTTTAATATACTTGTATCTATCCGGAGACACTTCTGTAGGAGGTGTCTTTTTTACTTTACCTGATAAATTCATTCCTGATAAAAATTCTGTCATCTAACTTACACCACTCCGCTATGTTCGCTTGACAGTCTTTCTTCTGCGGCCACCATAACATCAAATACGCCGGACACTTCTGCTCTAACTTGAAGTCTATCGCCATTTGCATTAGATGCCGTTCTCTTAAACAAACTTCTGCCCTGAATAGGAATAAACGCAGTGTCACCAGCCGGAACTTCTATCTTTCCTATTTCAATAGTTGTACCACCTTCAGTTACAAAAACGACTTCAATCCACCTATCAACAGAATCTTTATTTCTAGCAGAGATTGGCGTAAGCAAAAAGATCTCTCCAGGGCGTATAGCTCGTGAAGCGTCGGCCGGATCTCTTTCAGAATATTTGTTTGATGCGTCTGGAAGAGAGAAGTCAGGTGCTTCTGCAATTACTTGAAATGTGTTAGCTACACTATTCTGCGCTATTCTTAAAGGTTTTCCGGTTGATGGCGTTCTACATGTAATACGTGCCATGATTAAAAACTCCTTGCGATTGCTGCTCTAGTTGCAATTCTATTAACTGATTGTTCAAATGGAGGACCCGTAAGTTCGCCAGTATCTGCATCGATCTTCATGCCACCAATGAAGAGAGCCGATCCTTGATCGTCTTGGCCAGACGCAATGACTATGCCATTATTTAACTCGAGTATACTTTCTTCGATGGTCGCAAAATTTCTAGCAGGTGGTATTTTTGTTAGCGCGACACCGGCCATGAGTGCTGTCCATGTGTGGCCTATCGCCGTGATCGTAGAAGGCTCGGAAACTCTATTCGTATCTTCGATCGTGTCTATTAATGCAGAGACCAGGTTAGTTACTATCGTGTCTGAAGCAGAATTAACGTTTGCTAATGCAATAATAGTGTTTCTCATAAACTCGAACGAGTGTATAATTGCGTTTTCTTTTGACTCTGCATACACCTTTTCGCCGATAGTATCAAACAGACCTTTTGCAAAATCTAGCATTGGTTTTTCATTCGCAGTCTGCAGAACCCACACAATTGACTGAAGAAATGCGGCAGCTTCTCTTCTGATAAATTCTTCGTCCTGTGCAGTCCACCCGTTAGTGTATCCACCAGACACGAGATTATTCCAAGTAGCATTTATAATTGTTGTTCTAGCCGCAGAGACGGCATTTGATGCAGCTGTCTGTATTGATAATGATCCCTCTGCTACTTCTGTAGGAACAACGATGTTTCTTGATCCGTCCGCGACCATAGTATAGTCGCCGAATTGAGTAGAGCAAGAAGATAAAATAATTTGCCCGCCATCAAGAGCAAGAAAATGTTTGTGTGCCCACATACTAACTGCATTAACAGCATTAATGAGTCCACCGTTCCTTGCGACATACCCAATACCATTATGAGAGACTGGTGTAGCGCCCCAAGCCATAATGTTTGGGTAGATACTATATGCTGAACATACGGACCCATCGGCTATAATAACACCGGCACCCCTACCAATAAGTGGATTTGCATTATCTCTGTCCAAAGGTGGCGCAACAGTATCCCAGAATGGAGTTGTTCTAACTACAACCTTATGAACGTATGGCGCTCTACGAATTACTGCACCTGGTCTAAAACAGAACGCAAAACCTTCTGTTGGATTATCCAAACTATCAAGACGCCAATTGTCGAATACTAAACCTTCAACAAAGCAACCAGAACCTAGGCGGAACACGTTTCTTTCTTCATACCCGGTGACAGGGCTTATGAATGCGCTTCTATGAGCTGCTCGAATAACAACATTGTCTGGCACATCTAAATGACCCTGTGTCGTATACCTGCCTGGGCCTATTTCAATAAGAGTGACTTCTTCTTCTTCTCTGTCTGCCGCGTCTTCGAGCGCCTTCTCTATTGTGGCATACGCGCCGTCCCAAGATGTTCCGCTGTTCGTATCATCACCGTTCTTTTGAACGTAAACAACATTTCTTACAGGATTGCTAGCAAGAAACGTTATGATGGCTTCATCACCATCCTGGTTTCTCTTTAAGAAAATGTTGCCATCATAGGTGTTGATGGCGAGTTCACCTAGTTCAAGATCCGATACTGTTGGGACTCTATCTGAAATAGAGCTTCTTTTATGCTTTATTATAGCGGCCATGTTGTTCTTCGACTCTTTTTATGTGGTCGTTTTCTTTATTTATTTACTCAGTAGGTGCCGCCATCTATGACCTGCTCGCTGAGTGTTGTTGTTGCGATAAATTTCTGTAAAGCAGAGTCGTAAACCAAAATAGAACCGTCAGCATTTGTATTCATATCTACATCTGCCAGATCTCTAAGTCTTCTTACTATTAAGTTTGTCTGGTTTGTAAAAACTCTAGGTTTTTCGTTGCCAACAACGGCATTAACTCTTAGTCTTTCACTTCCAACCGTAACTCTTACCGTTTCCGACATGTCTTATACCCTTGTGACCGTTGGCAAGATAAACATAAGACCTTCTAAAACTTTAACTCGAGTTCCGCCTTGACTCATCATGATTATATCATATGTATACTTACCAGGATCGAGAGCTTCGGATGTTTCTGGTGAAATGTATAATTCTATCATACCAGTATTCGCGCTAAGAAAACTAGCGATCTCAGCGTTTGCGGAAATTGAAGAAGAATATAATTTCTTTATGTTACAGTAAAATGATTTATTCGAAGCGTCATACTCTTCACCGGCGGTTGTGGTGAGAAATAGGTCAATCGAATAATCGACGCCTTGGTCTACGTATAGGTTTGCTATAGTCGTCATTTGGCATACACTCTTTTTTGTTTCTATTTATAAAAGAGTGTATGCCTATTATTTTAGTTGACATTTTCAATAATTCAGATATAATGAGATTTATCGGATAAGGATAATAGAATTAGAGAAGCATATTTAATTTGTACATGTCCGCATGAGTATACTCCTGATAGTGAGATCTCAGATGATCAGGAAATGGTATTGTCTCTATACTAGCATTGTACATAAGAGCGACGTCTCTCGCAACGTCAAGAAAGCTGCGAGTAGATCCTGAGCCTAGGTTAAAGATACCACTCTCTTTCTTCTCAATCATTTTAAGATGTACGTCTACTACACGATCAACGTGTATGAAGTCTCTCTTATAGTTTTCAGAACCTTCAAACACTCGAATGACGCCAGTCTCGCGAGCTTGTCTCGCGAATTGATTATACGGACTGGCCTGAGATCCTTTATGATCTTCGCACGGGCCGTATACATTGAAGTAACGAAATCCTTGCCATATAAATTTATGAGCTTTTGATCTCATATACTCTTCGAAGAAATACTTACTCATTGCGTATAGATTGAGAGGATACACAGTTTTGCTCTCGTCAACCGGACACTTATACTTGTTTCCGTAGACAGATGCGGACGAAGACCATTGCAAATTCACATTATGTTTCTCGCATTCTTCTGCGAGTTCGATGGACCACGCAAGGTTTAGGTCCATCACTCTTCTAGCATCCTTCTCAGTGGTTGAGCTTAGAGCTCCGAGGTGGATTACCCAGTCAAGATTGCTAAAATCTAGATACTTTGGACGCGTGTCTGGATAGTCCTTAATATCAAACTTAACCAACTCCCAATCAGATGGTAATTTTTTGATTAGGTTCTGACCTATAAATCCGTTTGTTCCTGTAACGAGTACTTTCATGTCTTTAGCCATCTCTCATTTTCTAGAGTCCACTTCACTACTTCTGCAATTCTCTCACGAACTGATGTAGCAGGTTCCCATCCAAGATTCTTCATCTTGCTTCCATCTAGAGCATAACGAAGGTCGTGACCTGGGCGGCTCGAGTGGAAGTCAACAAACTCGTAGTTGAGTTCCTTACCCTGTGCATCGGCAATGATCTTTGCGAGTTCATAGTTATTGATCTCTTCTGCGCCGACGATGTTAAATTTAGGACACTTAGCTCCACCCCATTCTGTCTTTAAATCGAATTGGTTCTTAAGAAGGAATAGAACAGCGTCAGCAACGTCTTCTGCATGAATATAGTGACGGGATCCTGGGATCGTTTTTGTTCTATCGCTGTGGATTGTAATCTTCTCACCATCACGAGCTCGCTTAATGCACATTGGTATGTACTTCTCTGGATGTTGTCTCTGACCGAAGACATTCATGGTATGAGTGATATAGATCGGAAGACCGTATGTGTTCTCATACGCAACGGCAAGTTCTTCTCCGCCTGCTTTTGACGCACTATAAGGATTAGTAGAGTTATAGCGATCGTTTTCACCATACTTAATTCCATCAGGCGCAGGACCAAAGACTTCATCCGTACTGAAGTATATAAATCTCTCAAGGTTACTCTTCTGCGATCTTGCAAACTCGAGTATATTACACGTTCCAACTACGTTATCGAGAACGAACTCCATCGGATAGTCGATTGAACGATCCACGTGCGATCCTGCCGCGAGGTGAGCGATGTAGTTTACAGTTCCTACTTCTGAACGAACGAGCGGGTTCATATCAGCTTTAAGGTCGTGAAACACCACGCTTACTCTCTTGCGCGTTTCACTGTCGAACTCTTGTAGTGAGTCGTGGAGGCGATTAAGATTGCCGCTGTAGTCCAATCTATCGAGAGTAACGATCTCCCAGTCTGTCTCTCTGAGCACTTTACATACTAGGTGGTGAGCAATAAATCCGGCTCCGCCAGTAATCAATATTCTTTTCATAATGTAACTTCCTTTTGACTGTCGCCCGGCATTATTCTGTAATTATCCTCTACAGAATCCGGCGTTGAAACTTCAATAATAGTACCTTCTTGGAGACATTCTATCTGATGGGGTTGAAGCGGTGTATTTCTCCAAGTTGATCCGGTAGTAAGTACTAAAGAATGTCTCTTAGCGTTTTCTGTATCTATCCAATGAACTATAAATTCTCCAGATAGCACATACCAAGTCTCGTCTTTTTCTCTGTGAAAATGCATTGAAAACTTTGCGCCAGCATTAAAGTTTAGAAGCTTTCCACAATACTTATCGTTAGTGGCCCAAATAAGTTCGTGGCCCCAACCCTTTTCTACAAATCCGTTAAGTCTTGTCATTTCACTACTCCTTAATAGGATGATCATTTATAAATTGAATAGGTGTAATTAAGCCTAAGTCTAGAGTCATGTTGTTTTTAAACTTTCCATATTCAAACCACGGATTATCTAGCTTTATTGGTGTTCCCTCAGAGTTCATCTCTATGACTCCAATTCCATAATCTATGTCGACGGTATAAGTCTTTAGGTATGTTTCAGTCCTAAACTTATAGAAAGCTTTCCATGTGGTTCCACACCACGCTCCGCCGTTTTCTTTGAAAAATTTATAGTCAGAATGCGCATTATAAAAATTTTCTGGACCACAGTCGTGTAAAACTACAAATCCTTTACAGTGATTAATCGCATTTTGTATGTCACGATATACTTGATCTGCTAAGTGAAGGCCGTCTATAAAGATGATGTCCCACTTGTGATCGGGTTCAAACTCAGTCTTCTTATTACGCAACTTCTCAAAGAATTCGTCAGAAGTCATTTGATAGTCAATATGAACTTCTGGTCTTGTCTTTTGCGGATCGACAGAACATTTTTTCGATGCGTTTATGAGATTAAAACAATTTTCGGGGTGCTCTACTCCAATCTCAAGATATGAACAATTATTGTCATAGTAAGCCGCGGCTAAATGATTAATCACATTATAACGCATTATATGTTATCCTTCTATCTCTTTTAAAGTTGGCGCATATACACCGATCTTCTGAACAGTAACTGCCGCTGCTTTCATTGCGAATAATATTGCCGATTCCATATCGCAGTCCTTACGAAGGTATTCAAACACGAGGGCTGCAAGGAATGTGTCTCCGGCGCCGCATACATCATGTGCTTCTACTCTTGGTGAGAAGTATAATACATTATTCCATACCGCGCCATCATCGCCGCGAGTGACGATAAGGTTTTCTGGTTTTGGCTCTGAAATTAAGTTCTTGTGTTCGTATTGGTTAATCTTAACAAAGCAGTTGCCTATATCTGCGAGGTACTTCTTTTTGGTATCTATAAAGACAGGACCTTTGAACTCTTGACGTATCCGCTTAATGTCGTCATAACTAACGAATCCCTTATCATAGTCAGAGATAACGATTGCATCGTATTCATTAAACTGAACGCCATCATATATGATAGTATCAATACCCTCTTCTTCAATCCTTTGATCTACACGAAGCAACTGTTGTTTTGATTTTACATCTATATAACGATTCTTATTCTCAAAGAAATACGTCTGATAGTCAGGATTTACTCCAAGAGAACGAAAGTTCTCAAGAACGTTTGACATCATGCCAAGTTTCTTCTTGGTGTATACGTGATCAAAGATCGGAATAGGAGCTTCTGGACTAATACGGTTTACTTCACCGTAGTGATAGTAATCATAACAGCTGTCACCTAGTAATAATATCTTCATCTATAGAGTCCCATAATAATTTCCAATCAACATACGGATCACGCTCGTATTCACCTTGCATATGCAGAGCAATGCTTTCAAACGGACATACTGCGAGACAACCTCTTTCTACCATTATCTTATTGAGAGAGATCTTTTCAAGTTCAGGATCTCGAGGATCCAGATTTAAGAACTTCTCGAGTATATCACTATTATTTATGAAATTTTGATGACTCGTTAAAAACGAACAAGACACGTCGTATATCTGAATCCAGTATCTCTTCTCTCCCATAAAGATCGTTCTCGGAGTAGTACTGTTTCGATATACGGCAGACCAAAGATACGGCGCATTATAGGGTGTTACGATTGGTTGCGTGTTTGTCTCAATCAGCATCCTAAAGTATGTATCAATGACCTCGGTTATCGCAGATTTTTCAAAAAGATAATCGTCTTGAACTTGGTATACTAAATCCGTTCCATTACTCAATAGCCATTCGTAGCAAGAGCGGATCGAATTCATTATGCCTAAGTTTTCTAGATGATACAGCTCAACCTGAACGTTTTCTTTTGAATATATTTTAACACATTCTTGAATAAAGTAAACTGTTTCTTGCGTAGAATGATCGTCGAATATTGCTATGCGATGATTAATAGATCTATCTCTTTTGGCTGCTTCGTGAACTGATTGAAAGAAAGAAGACACGCACTTTCGAATAAGCTCGTGTTTCGTGTCACAGCAGTATCTCTTGGTTACCTGGTTTGACGCGATATCACAAGTTTGCAGCGCATAGTGTACGTTCATCTCTTATCTTTTCTATCACTCGAGTCGAAGAGTATTCTTCTATTCTATCAAAGAATATCAGTTTCTTTGCATACTCGCTGCCTATCACTTTTTTATTTCTGTAGTCAGAACCGACAACCATATAGTCCGGTTCATACTCTCTGATAATATTTATCAGTTCTTCTTCACTGTCAAAGATAGAAATTTCGTCAACGCCTTTCACATGAAAAAGCATAGTTGCTCTCGTATCTTGGTTATTGATTGGTCGAGATGCGCCCTTTAGTTTTTTAACTCTACTATCTGAGTCTATGCCGATCTTTAGATAGTCTCCGTAGTTTGAGGCAAAAGTGATAAGCCGCATGTGACCAGGATGCAGTATATCAAAAGTTCCGTTTATGAATACTTTCATTCTGATACCTTTTCATTCCACATAGCAAGCATACCTTCACAATGCAATATATCTTTTTCTGCTATCAAGTTTTTATTTATGTTAACGAACATGGCTTCTTCTATGTTAACATTTTTTTCAAAAATCGTCTTAAGAGACTTTCTTAATAAGTCATTAGCGTCATCTAATAAAGTGTAACAAAAGGACCAAAGGCGTGTATGTAAGAAACACGCGGTTTCATCGTGTCTCATGTTTTCTTCTCTTGACTTAAAACAGTATTTTCCTTTGAATGAGTCGTACTCTAACGGATCAAAACTTTCTGTAAGTCTGTATCTTCCGGACACCTTGAATATTCTATTTACTTCGTTTCTAATTTCGTTACGAATAACATCAAAGGATACTAAAAGAATAAACGCTTCGCCGGCAGAACGAACTCCGTTCTTGTTGAATTCTATACATTGCTTTCTATCTCCGACGTATAGGTAATAGTCAGCCATACTCGATATTAAATTCTCTTCAGCATCCGGCAACTTAGACAAAGAGTTATCTATTAATATAACATATGAATCTTTGTCTTGTTTTCTTATACTCTTAATTGTTTCGATAGTTTCATAAAATCTAGTCTGCGGATCTATGTGGCCAATTCCTGTAACTATAGTTGAAGTAACCACATAAACGTTAATAGACATTATGCACTTACAATACTTTTAATTTGTAGTAGTGAAGTATGCCGTCTTGAAATGAATGAAAGATCCATGGGCGATAGAATAAGACATCGTTTGGTTTCATTTTTATTGATGTCTCTACTTCCCATTCGTCATTATTAAGATAGTCGAGTTCTTTATCTTGACTCTCTTCATCTTTAATAAAATCAAGAACACTCTTATATCCATCTTTGTGTATATATGTCTTAAATTCATTTTCTTCGAGTGAAACGACGAATCTCCAGTCGTTTAAGTCTGCAAAATCTTCGAAGTGTATTACTTCGTGTATTGTTCTACGAAGGGTTCCTGACGCTGCTCTATCTATCTCAACTATGTCGCCAACCATCTTACCGATTACAAGATCGATGTCGTTGAAGATGAGATTGAAATGCTCCATCTCTTTACCAAACTTTTTATCTACCCAATGCACATCTTGCACAAGAGGCCGAAGTTGTTCTACTTCATCTTTCGGAAAGTAGTCTCTTGCGTGGATATAATTAATTACAGAACGATTTACAGAAAAATTTGTGTTACTCATAGATTCTCCAATTATTCGTCATATATGTCTTTAAGTATTACTTGGCAGGACTCGTTAATTTCGTTCGCAGAAAAATTCATGATTCCGTCATTCAATCTGTCCGTGAAGTCCGATTCTACTCCACCAAGGCGAATCGGACTGTAAACTGGATCTTGTCCCTGTTTTCTAAAGAATTTAAAATGGTCAGGATAACTTACGTTCTTTTCAAACGTACTACCCATAAACACAGATCCGGGTTTATCAAAAGCTCTAGCCATATGTTGACCTACGCTATCGCATCCTACGAAATAATCACACTCGCTTATTAGAGCCATGTACATTCTTAGTTCAGGATTAAAGTTAGTTAGATCCGCGCTAAAGTTATCTCCAGGATGTTTGAGTTCTCTGTTACCAAAGAAGAAGATTAGACAGTCTTTATCGTTTAAAAACTTTCCGATCTTTAAGTAGTCATCGACATCTAAACTTCTGTTTGAAATATCGTATGGTCTATTGTTTGAAATCGTCATAGTACTTCCATAAGGCTGAAATACCACTACTTTATTCTTCTTATGTATCTGCTTAAACTCTTCAACAATTCTCTGAACAGATGTACGCTCATAGGTGCTGATGTATAGGTTAGGCTTTTCGAGATCCTTATGATCCGTCGTATTATTTATTTGACGGTCAAATGCTTCAGCTAGTGATATCTTTTGATTGTAGTAGTCGTGTATATAATAAGGTTCTGGGCACACTAGATTATAATTCTTTACGTACTCTTCAAAGATATTCTTTTGATGAATTCCTATCGTTCTTGGTTGAAGAATAGGATGGCTCCAATATAAGTCTTGCCACCCGTGAACGATTACTCTAAAATCATTCTTTGGATTTAGTCTATGAAATTTTTCTAATGCAGGTATCGCTGCAATTACTCTTCCTGCACCGCCGTTAATAATAAATGTAGTGTTCATTTTGCGTAATCTTTCCACCATTGTTGCCATTCTATAAAAGGATCTTTCTGTTGCTCAAATTGCATATGTAATGCAAGACTTGGGATCGGATTGAATCTAATCGCTTTGTTGCTCTGCCATATCTTCCAGATCGTATTTGACTCTTCGTAGTGTTCCGTTCTCGGATTAAGATAGTCACCGTTATACTTAAGAGCAAGAACCTCGAAAAGTTCCCAGTTGTCACGAAACATTTTTGGAGTAGTCATCATGACGTTTGTTGTAAATATTCCAGTTCTCCAGTGACGAGCAGAGCCATGGACTATGAAGTCTGTTCTAGCAGGAGGATCGTATTCAGACGGCTCGTCGAATGGATATATCACTATGTCTTCTCGTTTCAATCTATCGCAAAACATATAAAACGAGTCAACCATTTCCTGTATTGCCGAGGGGCAGTGAAGATAGTCGTCTTCAACAGAATACACTAAGTCCGAATTGCTATCCCTACAAAGGATCCACTGCTGATGAGCAGAATGATTGTATCCACTTTGATCGAGTTGTATTAGTTTAGAATTTTCTACTTTCTGAATGATCTCTTTGATTCTTTGAACCGTATCTTCTGAAGAATGATCGTCGAGAACCGTCAGATTAATATCCATTCCTTTAGTATTATTTATTGCGTTTACTAAAGATGATACACATCCTACAATAAGATCTGATTTTTCAATTCCGTGGTATCTAACTCGCCAATCAGTATGAACGTTTGTGACGTCGCAAGTTCGTAAAAATATATCAATTTTCATTTTTAAACATCATATCAGAACCGATTTGTTTCATTTGATTATATCCCATATCAAGCAGAAAGTTCATAATATCTTTTTTATCCCAACCATAATTTTTACCGTGATCCAGCCATTCTACTACAATTAATGGACGATGCAGTTTTATAGTGTTCTCTGCTCCGAGTAATGCATTCATTTCGTAACCTTCAACATCTAAATGTATACAATCTATGTCTGTCAATCCAAGACTGTCTATCGTTATTACAGGAATGTTTCCATCTTCCTTTACACGAAACGTACCGCAATTTTCTGGAGTGTCATTAGTGATAGAAACTTGCGATGCCTTACTACCTAGTGCTGCTCTAAACTGAAATACGTTTTCATGATCTGCAGTATTCATGCATAGACACTTGAAGTTTGTAACATCCGGTTCAAACACATAAACTGTCTCGAATGCTTCGGCAAATTTTAAAGTGTATGCTCCAACGTTTCCACCCGCGTGAATTATTGTGCGCTTATTCTTAAGAGATCCTACTATTGAATCTACGGTGTATAATTCAACATTAGTCCATGTATAGCAAGAATCGACATCGATTTCTGGCCAATATAAACCATCTTCTCTTTTTATTATAGTCATAGTTGTCGCCAAAATTCCATATTTGCGTGCTTATTAAGGATATCTGGTGGAAGTATAAACTTTCTTTCGCGGAATTCAACTTTCTTACGAACGTCGTGAAGTTTAATACCAATCTCTGCGTCGTACTCATCCCAAGAAGCTTCTACATTATTAAAATCATGTTCAAAATAAGGTTCTTCTATGAAGTTGTAAAGAGCTTTCATCATTTCTTTTGGCTGCTTGCACAACAAGTCGTATTCTAATAAGAACAGAAGTGGCTGATCATGACCAGTAAGAGCCTGCTTAATTCCAACGTATGGAAAACCTACAACCCCGTCTTCCTTCATAAGACTATCTACTCGTTGATACACTGAACTTCCTACGCCACCAGTCACCGTGTTTGTGGAGAATGGATTTCTGCGATGGGCAGACTCAAAGCTGTCTATTACCCAATTCAAATCCCTTACACAAACTATGTATTTTGATTTTGGATAGAGATCACGAGTAACATTTGTTAGGTATGTCCATGCTCTATTTGTATTGAATACTACTGGCCTATCGACGTCTTCGTAGTAACCTTCGAATAAATGCCGCACAAGGTTCTTTCTGCGTTCAACAGGAACTTCAGATTTCATTCCAGGAGCGTCTTGACTATGTTCAATAACTCCCTTAACTAGACTTGCCAGTGGGTCAGTAATTGAAGCGTGAAACCTTGGGTTCTGACGAAGTATAGATGATAACAGAGTTGAACCCGACCGAGGCAGACCTGTTATGAAGTGATATGTTTTGTTCATAATTATCCAATCAATTTCAAAAGTTGTTCATTTACGCATTGCAGAGGTTCGTCCCAGCTTCGAACTTTAGTCTGTTTGTGTACTTGAAAGTTATCTCCATACCAAGGAGACTTTGACGTCTTACTGGAAGTAGACCAAATGTAATACTCCGCAATTGGAACTACAACAAAAGATGTTTTTCCGATAGCGCCAGCGGCATGAACCAAGCTCGTGCACGAACTTACGATACAGTCCATCTGTTCAATAAAGTCGAGTGTATCTTCCCAAGTTTCTATTCTTGACGATAGATCTATTACTCTAGGATTATTTATTGGCTGCTTGTCGATGTAATAGATCTCTGCGTTCTCTGGTAAGTATTCTAACATCTTTTCGATTGGTATCTTACGATACTCATCTTGCGAAAAGTATGGATTTCCTGAACACTTGATACCAATTTTAAACTTAGTGCTATTGATTTTATTCTTTGGATCATTCAAAGGTTTAAGATACGAACCATACCACAATTTAGATTCGTCGAGATTGAGATACCCTGGAAGACTCATCATCGGTGCCCATAGTTGTGTCCGATCAATTGAATAGTACTCAGTTATTACTTCAAACCCATTTCTACGAAACATATTCACGGTGTCTTCGCGATACTTAGACCACGACGAGTAGAGTATTGGTCTCATTCCTAAGTCTTTAAGATATTTGAAAAAGCGAATGTTGATGATCTCGTCACCTATACCTCCCTCTCCCTCTATATAGACAGTCTTACCTGGTTGAATTGCTCCGGTCCACCGCTTCATCTTAAGAGCATCATCAAACTTGCCACTCTTTGGCTTAAACGTCCCAAGGAACGACAAGACTCCCTCTGCAAGTTTTCCTTCACGAAGCGTTTTACCCGACAGAGCACTTCTCATGTCCTCTCGCTTCTCTGGATGTTTTTCAAGTAAGTCTAACAGTATCTTTTCTGACGCCGTTCTATCTCCCTTGAGTGCGATATTAAACGCTTTTTGAGTCTGAGTCTCAAAGTCATCCGGCGTGATCATCAGATTTAGATTAATATAGAATAGAGCATCATCCGGCATATTCATTGCGTTATATGCTTTATAGAGGTTTGATCTGGCGATGTATAGTTGTTGAGGACTTTCGGCCTTCGTATATGCAGCTTCTGCACATTTCAGATACAAATCGCGGTGTTCTGCTTTTAGTGCCAGATATCCAAGAGCATCAAAGTCCCCTATACCCTCTGCTCTTTGAAAATACATGTTAAGAATATCAAATACGATTTCGCGTTTTTCGTGAGATAGAAGATCCATTACAACGGGTTTTAGATCTTCTATCTTAAATTTATTTTCCGCCGTGTTCATCTTTGATCACCACTAAATTCACCCAGAGTTCTTCAATAATGTTATTGTGTTCGCGAAGATACTTTTCAACAACATCTCTCGGTTCACCAACAAACTGATCTCGGTATTGCTGAGATGGCATATAGTTGTAATCTAGGATCTCAAAGTCAACTTTAAAGTAATCACCGAGTCTGCTTGACGCAGCGCCTTGTTCCCTGCATAGTTTATTATGTTTCTTACTAAAAAGAAGAAGACCACCAACAGTAATTGGTCTACGATGTGTTGGGTCGTCGTAGAAGTAGTCGTGCCGATGATGCGGAACACGAATGTCTATCGTCGCTCCATGCTTACAGACTCGATAGATTTCTTTAAGGCAATGGAAATAACCAGGCCCAAGATGTTCGAGTATGTGATGAGCGATAACAACTTCAACTGTGCTATCTTCGAATGGCAGTGTGTCTTTTTCCAGATCTACGATATAGTCTGGATTTTCAAGCGGGTCGTAATCTAGAGTTACAAAACCATCGAGCTTCGTTCCACCAGCGCCAAGATTAATCTTCATTTAAATCACCTTTCATATTAAAAGTTTGTAATATTAAAATTACTCAAAAAGTCTAAAATTTTATATAAGATCTTTTTGCGACGCTATGAGTTTAATAGCTTCTACTCTATTTATACAAAAAAACTATGATGCTATACTGCTCTTACGGCTGTGCTGAACACTATGCCTGCGCTAACTTGACTCCAGCCGGTTAACCCACCAGCAACTGACACTGGAGAAGATCTAGCAACCAAAGTGCCGTGACCTAGTTGTCCAAAGGTGTTGTCACCCCAAGACCAGACAGTTCCGTTCTGTCGGACACCTATGCTGTGGGTGCAGCCTGTAGCCACCTGACACCAGTTCGTAAAGCCACCGACGACTGACACTGGAGAAGATTTGGCAGCTACAGTGTTGTCACCGAGACGGCCGTCAGTTCCAAGACCCCAAGCCCAAGCGGTCCCGTTCTGTCGAACACCTAGACTATGGCATCTTGCTGCGCTTACTTGACACCAGTCCGTGAACCCGCCGACGACTAACACTGGAGAAGATTTAGCAACTGTAGTGCAATCACCAAGACGCCCGCATGCTCCATCCCCCCAAGCCCAGGCGGTGCCATTTTGGCGAACACCTAGACTGTGCACCGACGCACTTACTTGGCACCAGTCTGTAAAGCCGCCAACAACCGATACTGGTGATGATTTAGTCGCTGTCGTGTTGTCGCCAAGTTGTCCACCGCCAGTATTACATCCCCAACCCCATGCAGTTCCATTAGTACGAACACCTAGACTGTGAGCGTTCCCAGCGCTCACTTGACACCAGTCTGTAAAGCCACCTACGACTGACACAGGAGAAGATTTACCACCACCGGTGTTATCACCAATATTGCCAAAAGTGTTTGCGCCCCAACCCCATGCAGTTCCATTAGTACGAATACCCAAACTGTGAACACCACCACCGCTTACTTGACACCAGTCTGTAAAGCCACCAACGACTGACACTGGAGAAGATTTATCAACTGTTGTATTATCACCAAGTTCTCCAGAAGTACCAGCACCCCAAGCCCAAGCGATTCCATTAGAACGTATGCCTAAGGCATGCGAGCCAGTGCCGCTTACTGCTTGCCAGTCATTAAACCCTCCAGCGACTAACACTGGAGAAGATTTAGACACAGTAGTATTATCACCTAGGCGTCCTGAAGTAGGAAACCCCCACGCGTAAATTAAATTCGTATTAAAATCGCTTCTTAACTGACGGTTATCCAATCCGCTCCAGCACCCGACTTGCGCAATTACTGGAACACCCAAACTTTCAACGTAAAATATAGTTCCTGGTATAATAGTATTACCGCTTAAGTCCGGAAGATCGTCTACGGTCGCAACAGAAATACTTCTATTCGTAGTATCAACGTATGTTTGTGCTGCTAGCTTTAAAAAGCATCCGACAGAATTACTAGAAGTAAAGTTGTTTATGTCATCTTGCGTAGCCATTTAAAATCCTTTCCGTGATTGGCGAATAGCCATGCTAGAGCAAAGGTCAGCGCTTATTTGACACCAGCCAGTTAGTCCACCTACGATTGACACTGGCGAAGACTTAGCTGTAATAGTATTATCCCCTAGACGACCAGTTGAACCCTGTCCCCACGCCCACAGTGTTCCATTAGTT